TTGTTCTAAATTCATGCCTAAAACCATATAATTTGCGGAGGCTTGAGGGTCATCAAGCATCTCTTCAATCAATGCATTCCACTCCATACGTTTACGTTCTTTAATAGCTTCTTGTGCACTAATACCTAAGGCATCTGTAAAGTATTGAACACCTTGAGCTAAGCAATCAATTCTGTCGTCGTGTTTAACTGCACCTTTTTCACGACACATTCTACTCATTTGGTAGAACAACATATACATCAGTCGTTTTTCAGGGGCTTCATCTGGATTAGATTTAAAGTCCCATTCAACAACTGATCTATCGATTATAAGTCGGTGTTGATTAAGTACAGGTTCAAGGGAGTCAATGATTCGGTCTTCTTTACGTACGGTTGCACGTACTTCTTCTACATCAATACGTTGATTAGTTTGTTGTAGATGTTTACGGAACAATTCACTAACAATACCATCACCAAAGTTTGTTTCAATAACAAGTTTAGTAACGTTAAACTTTTTACAACCTTTTAGTATATCCAATAAGGTTGTGTCTGAGTATCCGTCTCTGTAAGCACGCATTTCATGCAAGTACAAGAAACCATTACGCTGGGAGATATAAGCTGCTGTTGTCTCATCTGTGCCACGACCCGACGGGTCAATTGAGCAGATTGTTTCTTGGTAGGAATCCCAGTCTCCTTGGAGCTGCATTGGACTGTAGAAATAATCTCCAGGTAGACCAACAATGGGTAAGTCTTTAATGACGTTTTGCGGGTCAGAGCACCAAACGACGGATTCGGGAGCAGACTTAGGGTTAACACTGGTAACAACCAGATCAGCACATTTAAGCGGGAATTTGTCAGCATCACTAAGGGAGGTATCTAACATGAACTGTAACATGAAGTTTGACCGTCCCATGGACGCTTCACGTTCAATTAGGTCTTCATTATCAAAACGATCATCTGTTACGTCCCACTTCTCTGCACCGTTATCAATGTCTTCGACCAGCTGAGGGGCTAGAAGTCCTTCGTAATTGGTTGTCTTTCGTGGATAACGTGCAGGCCAAACAAAAGGTTTATAGGAACGTTCTGCTAACCGTTTGTAGACCGTAAAGGTAGTCTGGGGTGTACCTAAATACATAATACGTGAGTCTTCCTTAGGTGTAAGGATAGATTCAGCTTCTGTACACAGTTGAAGTAGCTTCTCACGCATCAGTTCAGTCATTGAGTTACCAGGAACTTCAATATCGTCTAGGATCATTAGGTCAGCCCGGCTACCGGTAAGCTGACCTGTGATTCCAACTGATTTAACAGAAGGTGCTTGGTGAGGGGAGCAATTGATGTCAAAAGACACCCTAGACCAACGACTATCGTCTGATTTAGGACGCATATGAGAAAGCCAAGGTGTCTCAATGATTAATTTCTGAAGGAAGATTGACATGTTATCGGCACGTTCTTTAGATGCCGAGATAATCATTATTTTCTTTTCAGAATTGTTAAACAAAGTCCAAAGAACAAAAGCACCAGTCATCCAGGATTTACCCACACCTCGGAAGGCTTGGATTTGTAGACGTTTGGGACCGTGTTGTAGGTAGTCAGCAATGGCATATTGAGCACGTGTTGGGTTAGGCAGATCAAGCTGTGTCCAGAGGGCTTGTAGGAACAGCTTGAAATCGCCTCTAAGGAGGTCTAGAGTAGATTTTGGAGGATCATCTATAGGGGCCTTGTTTTTTGATTTTTGATTCATTAATCACTCCATAGTGGTACTGCACGTTCTAGGAGCCCCTGGGCTACGCTCACAGCATTCCTGGTCCGTTCCAATATCTCATCCCGCAAGAATTGTTTGCCTTTTATCTGTTTTTGAAGCGTAGGACCAAGTTCTTCAAACTCTTCTTCAGTCCAAACGGGAGCATTAAGCTCTTTTTTATATCGACGTTCAAGGCACTCTGCAATTTCGTGAGCACGTTCTTGAATGCTAAATAAAGCTTTAGCACCAAGAAGAGAATTGCACTCACGACAACAATCTACAGTTTTACCGCCTTTAGATCTATGACCATTAGGACGTTGAGTATAGTTGTAACTGATAGGAATAATGTGATCTTTAGTTGATGCGGGTGCTCCGCAATAATGACAATCCATAATTTAAATAGTAGGGTGGAAAGGGGCTTGTAGGCCCTTCTACTTAAGCTTAGTGTTATAGCGTTTACCACGCCACGTAAATTCTTTTTTACCTGCCTTACGTGCAGCAGCAAATGCACGATCAAAATCTTTAGCTGCTGCTCCAGGCTCTTTAGCTTTTGGTTTTGGCGTAGCCTTTGGTTTTGGCGTAGCCTTTGGTTTTTGATTGTTAGGACGACTTGGTTTTCCTTTAAGAGTACCATCAGCAGCTTTAGCTGGTGCTGCACCTTCAAGGGCTGTAAACAGGGCAGCTGCTTTAAGTCCAGCTGCAAGCAATGCTTTAGTACCAATGGATCTTACAGCATTTTGTGCAGCTTTTGATGAAACTGCTGGGCGCTTTGGACCGGCTTTAGCACTAGAAGAAGCAAACCTATCTCCCCGTGCTTGAGGACGTGGTACATTAGATTTAGGTTTTGCTGGTTGATTCTCACCACCAGTGCGCCCAGTATCTCCACCAATTGCAGATGGTGTACGACGAGATGGACCTTGCACGGGAGGATTACGTGGTCCCTGTGCTCCACGGCCTGAAACTGGTGGGTTAGTTTTAACGCCACGACCTGTAGTTACTTTTGCTGAACCTTTAGTCCCTCCACCACTGCGAGTCATTTTATCGGGAGATCCAGTTTTACGTGCGGTTTGAGCACCTTTAACACGTGTTG